CATTAGTAGGAATGTAGGACGTAGCGTAGGATAAGGCTTCTAATTGTGAACCAAAAGCATAAAGATTTATATCAGAACCACTACTAATAATTCTAATACTACTTGTTGTTGAGCTTGAAGCTGTAAAGGTTGTTGTATATCTATTCCATTCATTGTTAATAGTTATAGTTTCTAATTGTGTTGTTCCGTGACTTCCAATACTAACAGAAGTATTGCCCCCATTGTTTTTGAGATAAACTGAAAGTGTATAAGTAGTTCCTGATGTAATAGATACGTTTAAACCAACTCGTGAACCTGTCCCTGCACTTACAATAGATGTAGCATTTTGCGTTCCATCAGGACTAACAGCGTTATTTATAGTAACTGTAGTGCCTGAATTTTTATCCCATTGACTAAAGTCTTGCGAATAAGTAATCAAGTTGGTTGAAGCTGGTTCTAACAAAAGCGAAGGGCAAGATTGTACTTGACCATTTGATATATCGTAGTTTAGTCTTGGCTGGTCGCCTGTTACTTCTTTAAATGTTGCATTATCAAAATATCCTGATGCTGCTGCTCCTGGCTTTCTTTTTAGTTGAAATAAAGTAGTAGTACTTGTTGCTGTAAATAACATTTCTAGTGTTTGTACTCCATCTCCCTCAATGTCTTGTCCGCCTACATTAAGAACAAATTCTCCAGATGTTACATTTATGTCAACTGTTGCTCTATATACTCTGCCAATTACAGTCGTAATAGTTTGTTCTAAAAAAGCCAAAGCTCCATCAGTTATATATTTTACTCTTCCATTGTCCCATTCTACAGTTTGCCCAGCTAAAGTAACATTCCAGTTGTTTAAATTAGTATCAAATGTTCCGTTAGTAACCAACTCATTTCCAAAGAAACCTACTGTTTGTATTAGTCCATCTTGTCCTACTCTTGTCGCAGAGCTATCTCTATTGAAAGTAAAGTCCCCATCTCCATTATTAGGTAGTACTGAATATACTTTAGAATCTGCAATAGCAGATGGTATCATTGCTAAACTTGGTGTTGCCATAATTATATGTTAAAAGTTTGTTCTGCGCAGCTTAAAGCTTCTGTATTAGCTCCTACATACTGCATTCTATAATAATAATTTAAAAATATTTCTCTGTTGTTTGTACTTGTTAAACAAGCTAATTCTGTATCTGATAATGCTTCTTTAAATACTGCTACTGATTTTACTTTTCCGTAGAAATTATTAGAGCCAGCAAGTAAAAAATCAAACCTATCTAAACCAACAGGAGCGTTTAAACTTGTATCTGTAGCAACCTCTACTCCATCAATCCATAATGCAAAATCATTTGCTTTATATTTTATTGCAACTTTGTTAAAATCAGTTGTAGAAGATACATCTACAGTTTTATCAACATATTTAGTACCACCACTTGAGAGAATTGCCCTTATTTTATTAGCTGCATTTGTGTATAAAATAACAACCCTATTATCAGAGCTTCCATCACTTAAACCTAAAAACCTATTTGAGCCACCCTCTACTAAAGTTGCTACCTCTGCATATAGAACTCCCTCTGTTGAATTTATTAAGTCACTATTACCAGCGTTGTTTAATGTTTCTGCTGCTCTTGTAACTGCACTTCCTGATGTTGGTATGTATGAAGTAGCGTATGTTAAAACTTCTGTCTGTGCGCCCCAAATTATAATTTCACTTAAATTTGTGCTACCTCTAAAATCCACACCATAAAAATTAACAGAGCCTGTTGGAGTTGTAGTTCCGTTTACTTCAAATCTTTGCCATTGGTCTGTGATAGTAAACAAATTATTAGTATTACCAAAATAAGAACATAAGTGCGCTTGACCAGTTCCACTTACTGTTTTTGCATAAATAGTTCTTGTTTGCGTTTGGTCTGCTATTGGAAAACCAACAGTTAATGCGCCTCCCCCACCAGATACTTTATAAGCATTATTTGTTCCATCAGGCGATAAATAACCAGATTCAACTGTAGTTCCAGAGCCTAAAGACCACTGACTAAAATCACTTGAATAAGGAATCAAGTTAGTACTCTGTGGCTCAATTAAAATACTTGCAGTACCATTAGTATAATCTAATCTTGGTACTCCGTTTTCTTGTATTTCTATTACGCTAACACTTTTTATAAATATGCTTTGATTAGCACTTGATGCTGAAGAAAGTCTATGTAAAAATATATCGTAACTACCTGTGCCTGTATAATTAAATAAAAAATCTTGATATTCTGTTGTTAAAGATGGCGTTCCTATTGTTGCTATAGTAGCTGCGCCATTGCTCTCTAATAAAGACATATTAAATGATGCAGAGCCTTTAGCGTTAATTACAATTTTATATTTTTTACCATTTTCAAAAACATTTTCTTGATACGCTCCAGCATTACTATTAGAACTATTTAAGTCAATTCTTATTAGACCAAGCTCCTTGTTAGTAGTTGAGGTGCTTGTTTGGTAAGCAATCCAATTATTATTAGGGTCAACTTGTTTAACTGATATATTGTCTATATAAACAACACCATTATCTGAAGATGAGTAAAGTCTAAAATCAACTCCAGAAGAAGTAATGTATTTAGAAAATCTAGTTCCTTCATAAGACGAAACATTGTAAACATTATTACTTCCTAACCTAACGATAAATGTACCGTTATTATCAACCTTATCTAAAACATCAAATTCTACTAAATAAGTTTTACCAGATGTTAAAACATTTTGTTGTATAAAAGTTGTATTTGTAACTCTATTAATTCTTACTGCACCATCTACAATAGTGATACTATCTCCTTGATAAGTCCAACTATTTAAACCATTTATAAAATCTCCATTAGTTATTAACTCGCTTGATAGCTCACTAAAGTTTCCATTTTGTACTAACTCATCAGAGTTTATAGATACTGTTTCTAATAAATAATCTGGATTAACTCGTGTGGCACTTGATGTTCTTGTGAAGTCGAAGTCTGCATTTGTTATTTGTTTTAAAGAAAGATTATCAAAAAAAGTATCATTCGGAGATGAAGTACTTGCAACTCCTAACTGTAAAGTCATAGTTGTATTATCTGCAATAAAAGTATAATTATTATTTAACGTAATATTAAAGTTGCTTCCTATATGTGCATATCCAGTTAGTGTTCCAGCTGAATTACCTACAAATAATTGATAAGGTTGCCCAACTACAAGACCAGATATATCTCTAAAAGCTCTACCTCTACCTGTAACATTTGTTACTTTTAATTTATTATCTACAATACTTATAGTTCCATCTGAATTGTTAGTCCAATTAGCTAAAGGAGATGCACATTCAAAATTGCCACAACTTATAAGCTCCTCTCCAAAAGGAATAGCTGGTTTTATAGAATTTAACACACCTACTCCGTAAGCTGTTGGAGTTGTAATTATACTTGCTTTTTCTAATAAACTCATATTAACAGTCTTTAAGGTTTTCTAATAACTGAATAGTCATTGTGTTATTTTCGTATGTGCTTGCTCTTCTTCTTAAATCAGAAGTTAAGTATTCTATATCGTAAACAGACCCCCAGTATATAGGGTTGGTAGCATTACCCCACCAACTATAACTATAATCTATTCCCCAGTTTATCGTGTTTGCCATCTTTTTCTTGTTTCTTTAAATACTCTTTTAATTTCTCAATATTTACCTTTTTAGGCTTGTACATTCTTACTCTCATATTATAAAACCCATCCATGAAAATTAACATCTTTATCTGGGTACATATCATCATTACTATTAGAAGTGTATTCTGGATATAATGTACTGTTATAAGACATATAATCTAGAAACCTTCTTGTATAGAAATCAGCAGTTTCAGCAACTCTATTTACTAGCATAGACATTTCTTCATAAGTAACTGTGTCTGAGTTTTCGCTTCTATGCTTAAATACTCCTCCGTTACTTATCTGATACATAGCAAAAGGTAAAAAGTTACTTTGTGCATACCATATAAGCATTGGCTTTATATATGTGTTTAATAATAATTTGTAATTAGAATTAGCTGGTTGGTCTACTGTACCTGCTATAATAATATCTTGTAATTTTTGATATAACTTTCCTCCTAAATAATTTTGTATATGCGTATCTTGAGCTACTTCAATAAATTGAATAACTTTATCAGAGTCTATGTTACCATCTAAGATAGACCTTTTCTTTAAATCTAGTACGCTTATAAATAATGCTTTTGACATAATATTAAATATTTGGATATGCTCCTCCGTTAGCCATATCTGCTGGTCTAGTAGATACCTCTGAAGGGTTTATCGGTTCAACAAATCCATCTTTCAATGCTTTACTCGTGTCTACATCAGTTTCAGGAGATACTCTCTTCTTATATACTCTTAACTCCCAGAAATGCTGACAGTTCTTTCCTCCCTTAAATTTAAACAGAGAATAGTTATTACCTTTATGTCCTAACTTTCTGTTTACACCTTGAAAACTCATAAGACCTATATCTTCTTTACGAAATACTACATTATCTTCAGTAAACATTTCCATCTTTTTACAGAAGTCTCTACTCTTAGGTGACTTTCTGTTTGGCATATAAGCATATCTTACTTTAAAAATACCTTTATCTTGCTTAGAATCCTTATTTGGATTAGCTTCAGCTAAATTAGTTAAATTAAAGTCCTTTTCCGAGTCTTTTACAGCTTCTGAGTGTATTAACTCCCAATCGTCTGAGATACGCTCTCCTAGTGGCTCTAATTGGCTTAAAAGGTCATTTCCGTCATCATCGCTAAAGTCATTATTTTCTTTTAGTGAAATAGCACTATCATGAGACTCGCAAGGCATATACCATACTTCTCCATCTACTTCGTGTTCGTGATAGCCTTTACACCCTTGTTCTAATGCTTTATCTTCTGCTTCTTTTATTGTCTTGTATACTTGAACTCCATCTATTTTCTTTAGTTTAGCACTGTAAACATCTTTAGAGCCTAATTTTTCTCCTGTTTCCTCTTCTCTCTTCACTTTAGTAGATATATTATCTAGTTGTGTAAATTCTATTGGTTGTAGAGTAATAAAGTAAAGATTTAAGTATATCTTGTTAAAGTTTAGCATATCTTCTAAACCTTCTATAATCTCTTCTTGGAATGGTCTAATAACTATGTTATCCATAAGTACAGAAGCAGTTCTAAGCTCTTCTGCATTATTACCAAATCCTGTATTGTCTTTTATTCCTAGTAATATAGGAGATACAATACCGTGACCTAACATTATCTTCTCTCTACTCTCATCAGATAAGAACTGATACTGAGCGTGAGCATCTGGTAAATGTATAGGGTCAATATCTGCTTTAGTTTCTATAGACTCGTTAAATGCTAGTATAAATTTACCTGCATTAGACGTTCCACTAAACTTATCGTATATTTTTCTTTCAATTAACTCTTGAGTCTCCTCGTTAGGTACTCCATTGTTAAAGTTGATTAATAAAGATGGCTGTAAACCTTGCTTTATGTTATTTATGTGATAATTACTTACTTCTTCTTCTAAAGAACAGTATTGTAAACATCCATGATAATCAACAGGAGCATAATAATAAAATCCACTTCTATATGGCTTGAATATATATAACTCTGCTGTTTCACTCTTTTTACCGTTACCAAATGTAGGTATTCTCTTAGGATTATCGCTAGGCTTTATATCTACCCACTTAGGATGATAATAATAAGCTCTAATAACGCCTTTAGCATCACATTTCTCAGCTCTTAGAGTTTCCATAGGGAAATGTAGTATCTTAATGATTTTAGTCTTAGCTTTGTTGTATACTACTTGCATAGCAGCTTGTCCTAGCATCTTATAATCATTAGAGACTCTCTTTATTTCTCTTGGTCTAACTAATAATTTAAATTTAGCATACATTTCAGGAAAGTCTTCGCTGTCTGTAGCTTCTATACCTCTACCGTAAATCATATCAACAATACCGTTAATACATCTACTGTTTGTCGGAGAGCCTAAGTATTTCTCTATAAGGCTATCAAAGTAATCATTGTTTTCTCCATAAGAAACCCAATCTTTACCATACACTTCCTTAACCTCTGGTGTTTCATAACCAGATAAGTTTACCACCCTTATAGAATTGTTCTTGTTAGTCATCTAATATCACGTATTCGTTAGAAGGCTCTGCATATTCTGTGTAATCTGAATCACTTATAGAATATCTTCCTTCGTTGTTATAAGGAACACTAGCATCTGGCAGAACAGATACTTTATCTCTGTAAACTAACTTGTTTGTTGAAGTGTTGAATATAGTAATAAAATAATCAAAACTTGTTCTCAGTTTACTTGATGTGTTCACTTGAAATGCCAAATAATTATCATACTTAGTACTTTCATCGTTAGTAAAGCTAAAAGTATCATTTGTACTTTCCTCTAAGAACGATATTGTTAAAGAACCAGCAGCAGCTACAAGCGTTCCACCTCCATTAGTAGTATACGTTACCGAAGTACTTCTAGGAATGATGTTAAACGTCTGTGCACTATCATTATTTGCTATTATCATATTATGATAACGATATTTTTGTTTTTTGTTTTATAATAAAAAAGGGTAAGCTAATGCCTACCCTGTTTTTACTAATAATAAACAATATTATTATTCGTTACTCATAACCGTAGTCTGAACATCGAATCCTGCTGTTACACCTACACCAACTAGTGTGCTTAGTATAAATAAAGATGGTAATACTTCTTTTCCTTCAAAAGTAATATTATATCCGTTTAAGTCTCCCATTGCTCCTCCTGTAGAAGTGTTAACAGACACTTCACATCCATTTTGCCCTCCAGCTATTCTAAATTTTCCGTTATAGTCCTCTATAATTATATGAGGTCTGCCATAAGACAATAATTTTAATTGCATCATTGTTTCAGCATTTTGTACCTTAAGAGAAAAAGCACCTGATTGAGTCCAGAATGAAGTTCCGTTATCTCTAGAATTTTCATTAGTTTCTTCAAAGGTATTATTGTCTCCTCTTAGTTCAAATTTGTGTACGTCTACACCAGCAGTTAGTGTTGCTACCGTTCCGTCAAATGCAGCACCAGATGGTGCAACAGAAGCAGCGTCAGCCATACCACCGTACATAGCGTCTGAGTAATTAGCAATGTAAAG